TGCCAGTGGAAGTAGAGTTTGCTCTTGGCTTCCTGCTCGGCCACGTAGCCGATCCCGAACCGGCGCGGCGTCGTGGGCGACCCGGCGAGCGTGCGTTCCTTGGCCAGATTCTCGGCGAGGAACGGCGCGAGGTAGGGAATCTTCTCGGTCGGATGGGGGTAGCGAACCGGATAGGCGCGGGCAGCGGCCTTGTCCATCGACACTTGTCGCAGGTAGAGGCTGTCTTCCGCGTGGTAGGTGCCCGACTCAAGGATTCGCGTCGGGCTGGTGTTCTTGCTCCCCTTGGTTTCGTAGAGCCACGCGGAGAACTGGCGGGTCAATTCGTGCAGGCGGTTGCGTGCGTCAACCGTCAGCGTGTTCGTCGGCTGCTCCAAGTCGTCGCCGTAGACAACGTGGGCACGCTTGGACGCTAGCGTGCCGGTGATGCCAATGGCCATCACGCTCGACTGGTCGCCCTTGGGGGCACAGCCGAATTGCAGTTCGGTGTCGTTGTCCTTGTCGTCTTCGGTGGGTTGCAGGTGTTGCATCCACCACGCGGCGCGGATGATGTGCCGCATACGCCGCAGGTTTTCGCACGCCAACCCCTCGCTGCTGGCCACGATGACGAATCGCCATGACGGGTCGCGGTAGGCCAAGTAGTCCATCGCCACGGGCGCGATGTGCGACTTGCCCAACTGACGGAACCCCAGAACGATGCGGGTGCGAACCGGATCGTCGTTGCACCAGAAGTCCAGCACGTCAGTTTCGGTCGCGTCGAGCGGGGCCTTGCGTTGCCAGCCCATTGAATTGAACGAGGCAATGGCGAACGCGGCAGGGCACTGGGCAAGGGCCACGCGGCGAAGGGCAGCATCGTCGCCCGCAGACTTCTTGGGCTTGACGTGGAGCGTGTCAAGGAAACGCTCGTCCCGCAGGGCGTCTACGAGCCAGTCTTCCAGTTGCGACAAGTCGCAGCCTGGGTTCAGGGTCGCGCCCTGATATGTCAGCGTGTTCACTCGTCGGTGTCTTCGGTCGGGTCGTACTCGTCAGCCTTGGGCTTCTTGCGTCCCACGGCGCGGAGTTGGTCGGCCATGTCGGTCGCGGTGGTTTCATGGTCGTCGCCGAAGTCGCGTTTGACCTTGCCGTGCTTCTCGGCGAACTTCATGGCCTCGTTGAGCAGGCCACGGTCGGCTTCTTTATACATGGGCTTTCCGTCGTCGTCGTACAGCGGCTTGCCGTCCGCGCCGATGCACTGGATGCCACGCTCAACCATGATGACCAGTTTCTTGCCGATCATCGGCACCAGCATCGCCGCGTACTTCTGCGGGTCTTCGACGCGGAGTTCGTCGAGGCACGCGCGGATGTTGGCCATCTCGCCAGCCTGTGCGGGCGAGGCAACGCTGGCGGCGAGTCGGTCGAGTGACGCGAGGGCCTTGTCGATGATGGCGATGTGGTTCATTCTGTTTCGCTGCGAGAAGGCAAGTTGAGTTCTTCACGAATGGCACGAAGCGAACCCATGTAGTTGGGCAGGAACAGGCCCTTCGTGATGGTGTTGTAATTGCGTTCCGAGAAGTCGTAGTCGGACTCGATCATCGGTCGCAGCACAGCACCCGGAAGGGCCGTGAGGTTCTTGAGCGAGTCGGCGGCGGCGAAGTTCGCAAGCACACCGCTTGCCCCGGTCGCCATGTACGTTTGGCGGTACTGAGAGAACGGCGCGTCGTAGCCGAACGCGGACGCACCCGCATCCACAACAGTCGGCATGATGCCTGCCATTGCGGATCGTGCGAACGCGGCCTTGGCAATGTTCTCGGTGGTCAGGCGTTCGTTCAGGAAGTCTTCGCGGTCCTGCATGGTCGCGGCGGCGATGACGTTGGCCACGACGTACTGCAACATGCCCGTGGCAGCGGCGGACGCCGTGGTAAGCGCAGCGTGCCGGTCTGCCATGCGAGCGTTGAAGCCGAGGTAGTTGCCCGTTGCTCGCAGGGCGAACCGACGCAGTTGGAGGAACAACTTGCCGTACCACTTGGCCGCGAACGTCGGCATAGAGGACGCATCGCCGAAGTTGGTCAGGCGGCGGGTGGCGATGCTCACTGCCTCGCGGAACGCGGCGGCGGCGGCCTGGTTGCTCCACGCCCGTTCGTTGGGCATGACCACACGGCCAGCCTTGTCCTTGGTGCCGAATCGCCGGATCATCGCGCCAATCTCGGTTTGCAGTTCTGGCGTGAGATTCAGGGCTTTCAGGCGTGCGTTCGAGAGCGGGCCAGTGCGTCCCACTGCAAAGTCAACCCAGTGTCCCACCGCGCCTGCGTACACCGCGATTTCCTGCGAGTTGCCAATTGGCCCTTCGCCAGCCATCCACTTGTTGCCGAAGTGCGTGATCTTCTCCGCAGCCGTCGTGACAGGGCCAAACTTCTTGGCATAACCATCCGCCGCGTCCATGACGTGACCGGGGATTCGGCTTGCGTAGCCGCGACCGAACCCGGCCAACTGTGCGTCGGCGATGATCTCCACGTCTGACAGTTGCCCCGACATGGCCGACGTTGAAAGTTCGTCGATGACCGGGAACAACTTGCGCATGAACGGAACGCTGACTTCCGGCTGGACCAAGTGGTTCAACGATTCCGTCAACTGCATCGCACCGGCGCGAGGCGACGCCATGACCTGCATGTAGACGCCAGCGTTGATGACCTGAGTTGACCCCATCAGAGCGTAGTCGAGTTCGTCCTTGAGGTCGTGGACGGCGTACCCGGCCAGTTGGCGGAACAGGGCCTCGGCTCGCGACTTGCTGGACGCGCCGGGTGTATACCACTTGGCCGACGCCTGCTGAAACTCCGCAAGCGTCTTGGGCATGTCCTCGTTGAACAACGCCTTGTAGACGCGGCCAGCCTCTTCGAGCGCGGACCCGCTGTGCATCTCGTGCGAGTAGCGGGCGTAGAGAACGCGAGGATCGTTCTCAAGCAACTGCTCGATGGTGTACGTCTTGTCGTTGATGACTTCGCTGTACGACTCGTCGAGCGGCGTGCGGGCGCGAAGGCGAGGATTATCCGCTTCGTCACGCCCGAAGATGCTGCGGATAATGTGCTTCTTGTCGTCGCTTGCAAGGTCGGCAATCTCGTCCAGCACCTTCTCGGCATCGGCTCGCGACATGCCAGCGTGATAGATGCGGCCCGACTTGGTGCCGCCGTACTGGATTGCTGCCTCTGCCATGCGGCGTGCCACCTTCTCATCCTTGGCCGCGACCTGATCGGGCGTCAAGTCAGGGAAAAGTTCGAGTTGGTTCTGCCCCACGCGGGATTGCCGCATGTCCGACAGGATCGCGTTCTTGTAGAACGTGACCGCCCCATCGTGGCCGAGTTCCTTGACCAGCCGATCCAGTTCGTCCCGCTTCTGAATGCGAGGCACGTACCCAGCGACGTTGCCAGCCTCCTCGCGCTTGATGCCAGCGTGACGGAGGTAGTAGTCAAGGTTCGTGTCAAGCCCGCGACGCATGGCGTTGGCGGCTTCAACTACGCCGGGAGCGGCCCCTGTCGTGAAGCCACGCGCGGCCCGCGTCACCTGAGCCATCCACTCGTCCTGCTTGGGCATCGCTACGCCCGACTGCTTGGCCTTCTTCGCTTCGACGCGGTACATGGCAGCAAGGCCGGTGTTGAAGTTGCCAGTGTCGTTGCTGACCGCCGCGCCGACCTGCTCGATCAGGCCCCGATTCACCGACCCGTCCTTGTGCGGGACGTAGTTGGTGCCAGTCGCGTTGGCGAACCAGGTGCCCCGCGCGTCGATAGCGTCCTTGCTCGCCCACGCCGTCATCGACATGGTGATGGGAACCTTAGTGTCCTTGTCTTTGATGTAGAGCGTCGTGGTCGCAGGCGACAGGCTCACGCGCGAGGCGTCCATGTCGCCCAACTTGAAGTCGGGGCGAAGGAGCGGGTTGACGAAGGTGGGTGATTGGGTTTGACCTTCGCCACCGGCGCGGATGGCACTGGAAAGAGCCGACAGGTCGGGCTGTGGTGCGGGCGAAGCGGCAGGGATAGTAAAGTCGCCCTGCAAGATGTCGTTGTCAGACAAACGAAATGCGTCGGTTGCAATTTGCGGATTGCCGTCACCATCGACGTACGCGATTGGGGTTTTCTGGTTGTCGGTAACAATGCTCAGCAGTGAGCGGAAGTCGTCTTTGCTTGAAGGCAAGTTGAGTGAACGGGCTTGCCTTGCCCAGTCTGCGTAATTCAGTTGTTTTGCTTCGGTTGCAGCGGTAGCGGCAGGAGCAGTTCGTTCGGAAACGACCGCGCCTCCGCGACTCTTTAGTTTGTCCAATCCGCCGTCAACTATCCATGTCGTGTTTCCGTAAGCACCCCTAGCGGAAATCTTGCCAAGTTCAAGGGCGTCGATGTCAACGGCAGTCACGTTGCCGTACTGCCTTGCGAGTTGAATGTCGGTTGTCCACCAGTCTCCACCGGCCACGCTCTCGCCCATCATGCCCGCGCCCTCGCCCCTGTAAAGGCGAACGGTCATACCGGCCTTGAGGTCGTCGTGTGTTATGGGCGACGCGGCAGATTGCATCCTAGCAATCTCTGCCTCAATCTGATTCACCTCGTCTGCCTGCCAACTGTCCGGCCTGCCTTCGGCCCGCCGCTTGAGAGCGTCAAATGCTTCTGTGCGGCCAGCCATGACATCTCTGGCCTGTGCTTGAATAGCCGCGTCGTTGCCCGCAGCAATCGCGGAATCAACCTGCTCCGAAAGCGGGCGGGTGTTGATCGTGTCGTCCGGCGAGTATGGGCCGCGCGGTGTTGCTGGTGCAGCGGGCGTAACCACCGCCGCCGGAACATCCGACCGCCCAGCCCGCATCTCGGCCCACTGCTGGGGCGGAACATGCGACACGGCGGCAACGAAGTCGTCGGCGTTGAACACCGTGGCGGTCGGGATCGTGCCGTTGGTGTAGAAGTTCGCGCGGCCAGTCTTCCAGTCGTTTGCGATGCGAACGGTGGCGGCGTCGAACGCGGCGGCTTCTCTGGTCTTGGCGACCGCGCCGAACGTGCCCCCCATAATGCCCGATACCAACGCGGCAGTTCCAACGTCGTAGATATCCGCGTCTTCACGCCACGCCGCGCCCAATGCCCCGGACGGCGCGTACGCCCCGAAGCCCGTGGCCGCACGAACGGCGGCATTGGCACCCATCGAGTTCGCCCGTGCGATGCCGAAGCCGAACAGGAAGTCGCCAATCGCCCCCGTCACGGCGTCGGATGCGTCAAGGTCGGGCGACAGTTCGGCCCGCAACCCCTCCGTCACAAGGCTAAGGCTGGCGTTGATCGCACCCGACGTTGCCCACGCGCCAATCCCGGTGCGACCCGCGACGCCGATTGGACCAGCGGCCATAGTAAGGATGCTGACGGGATCGGCAATCATCGCCCCGACCGTCGCCATCGTCCCGCCGTACCCGGCCTCGCGGAGAATCTTGCGGCGTCGGCTGGCGTTGACGGCTTCGGTAAGCAGGTAGTTGTAGTGGTCGCCGCTTCGGGCCTCAAGGATGTTCAACTTGAGGTCGGGATCGACGTGCTTGGTCTGCTGTTCCCATACGGAAAGGTCGGGGTTCCACGAAGGATCGTCCTTGAACCCTTGGCTGACAAGTTCTCGCCCGGCCATGTCGGGCAACCAATACTGTTCCTTGGCCGCAAGCAGCGTTTCGGACGAGAAGAAGTTGCCGATGGTCGAGAGCGGAGTGGGCGGCGTATATCCAGCGACAGTCTCTTCCGTTGGCACCATGTTTTCGATGCGTGCCGGGCGGGGGAATACGCTCACTCAAGTCCTCCGAATCTCACGTTGCCCACACGCCGCATTGCGTCGTCAATCACGCTGCCGGGAGTGGTGTTTCGACGTTCCATCGCCTTGCGAGTCGCGTTGGACCGCATGGCCGTCTTGAGGTCTTCCGCCGTGAACGTCATCGTCACAGCCCCGTCGTCGTGGCGGTAGCGGAGAACGTCGCCGGTGCGGTTATCAACGAACGCGAACATTCGGCTTTGCGGGTCTTGCGTCAGGCGAATGTCGCCCTTGCCGATCTTCTTGTTGTTCCAGACGTAGGCGGTGTCGTCCTTGATCTGTTCGTGCAGGATGCCAGCCAACGCGCTGCCCGCGTCCTCAAACGAGTATTCCTGCCCGAATCCAGGATCTGGAACCTCGTCGCGGAAGAACGTGTAGTGGCCGTTGACGATCCTGCTCTTGGCCTTCACCACTTCGGCGGCGCGCTTCACGGCATCGACGGGCCGAAGGTTCGGGTTCCGCATCATCAGGATGTTGGCAAACTCGGACACGTTATCCTTCGCAACCTCGCTGTCTTCGGCCCGAGTGAACGGAATCCACGGCGCACGGTCCAGAAGTTTCTCGGCTTGGTTACGAACGGCCTCGCGTTCCGCCTCCTGCATCGGGCGGGGCTTGGCGGCGAAGCGTGCTGCCTGAATCAACGCCTGCTCTTCGGTCATTTGCTGACCGGCGAGCGGGTTGGATTCGAGAATGTCAATCGCGGCTTCGTACACCGCCATGTCGCCGTCAAGTTCTCCCAATTGCCCATCGGTGCCAGCGGCCCGAAGTTCTCGGTACATGCGGAAGTTGCCAACCGCAGACTGGATCGTGGGCCGATTGCGTTCGTCGGTCGGGGCGAGTGCCGCAGCCTTGAGAGCGCGGGCGTCAATCCGCATCATCGACGACTCTTCGCTCATCGGGTAGCCGTTCTGCTGCGACCAACGCGAGTACGCAACCACTTGAGATTCGCCGCCGGGCCGGTTCTCTGGCCTCGCGTAGTAGGCGCGGGCGGCTGTCTTCATCGTGCGTTCGACTTCGGCGGCGTCGATCTTCGCAACCACTTGCCCGTTGTCCACCACGCGAAGCCCATCGGCTTCCAGAACGTCGGCCTTGCCCAAGCCCGGCTGCATGGTCATGGCGAAGAACGAACCAAGCGTTGACTGGCGAGCGTTGGCGACGCGGGCCTCTTGCACCGCCTTGGCCTGCTCGTTGAAGTACCGCTCCGATGCGTTGTTGAGCGTGGCAATCGGGCCGTCGAAATAGCGGGCCAGATCGGGGTTGGCCTTCATCTGGTCCCGCAGGCGTTCGCGCTGGAGCAGGATGTCTTCGATCCGTCCACCCGTCAGGGCTTCGGACGTGTTGAGAGCGGCGGTCGTGACTTGCTGCGACAGAATCTCAGAACGCTGGCGTTCTTGGGCACCAGCGGCAACGTCTTTGAGTTTCTGTAGTTGACCGCCAAGCAACGGCGCAAGACGGGGGGCGATCTGCTCAAGCCCAGCAACGTCGCCCGACTCTGCCAGCGTCTTGGCCACCGGAAGGTACAGTTCCAGCGTTGCCCGATCCGGCTGGCCCGGAAACAGGTTGCGTTCGCCCTCGGCAAGAGCCGCAGGATCAGACAACCCCGCGCTCTGGTAGCGAGCAACTGCAAAGCCGCGCTCTTCTTCCGTCACGCGGTCAAGTTGACGCACGACGTTCTGCGCGTACGCCTGGGTGATTGCAGACGAATAAGCCTCGCGAGCAGCGGGGGAGTCTGGGAAGAGCCTAGACGCCTCATCCTCGCCAAACAGAATGGCCGTGTTGCGGATCGTTTCGGCGTCCGCGCTTGGCGGGATCATCACATCGCCGCGCTCGACTTCGCCTTCCAGCGTCACGGCTCGCAGCCTTGCGGCCTCGGTCGCCTCAGAGCGTTGCAGGGCTTCGGTGCGAGCAAGGGTCTGCTCGTACTGGGCCTGATCCTCAGCCGCCCTTGCTGCGGCCTCCCTCTCCTGCCCAATCCTGATCCGCTCCGCGCCAGCCATGAAGTCCACGACTGCCGACGTTGCCCTCAGCGATTCGCCCACGATGCCAGCGACCTGATTGGCCGTTTGGTCGGGGATGACGGGAATTGGAGCAACCCCCGGCGCGGCGAGCGATCTGCTCACGCCGGAACCGCGCAGGGGGTCGATGGAGCGTCCGTATCTTGACATGGTTAGACCATCAGACAGACCGAGGCGTTCAGAGCGGCAGCAGGCGTGCCGCCGTCACAAAGCAACTGGGCGAGGATGTTGGCACC